ATTGATATTACTCCTATTGGTAAGGAGAAACCTGCACACTTGACTAAGTGTGATGTGGAGAAAGACTATGAGTATACAAGAGGAAATTTATACTCTATCATTGAAAAAGGTCAAGAAGCAATAAATGGTATTATGGAACTTGCGGGTGAAAGTGCAAGTCCAAGAGCATATGAAGTTGCAGGACAACTTATCAAGAGCGTTGCAGATACAACTGATAAGTTAGCAGATCTTCAGAAGAAGTTAAAGGATTTGGAAGAGGATACATCCAAAAAAGGTCCAAGTAATGTTACGAACAACGCATTGTTTGTTGGATCTACATCTGAGTTATCAAAATTACTGAAACAAGGTTTTCTAAATAATAATGATGAGTCAGATTCCAAGTAGGGATGACAAAGAAGAAATCTTGTAAAAAAGGATATTACTATTGTAATATCGACGAAAAATGTAAGAAGATTCCTAAGGGATATCATTTGATGTCTACTGGATATCTGATGAAGGATAGCGACCACAAAGAGGACGAAAAGTCCGATGATACTGAGGGTAAGAAGACGAATGGCAACGGAAATGGTTCAAATGGCAATGGAAATGGGAATGGGGGGTCTAATGGGGGCTCTAATGGCGGAGGAGTATCAGAGGCGTGGAGCGCAAAGTATAAAAAGTCCATCGATTGCGATAATCCAAAAGGATTCTCTCAGAAAGCCCATTGTAGGGGTAGAAAAATAGATGAGGGTAAAGATGGGATGAGTGATCACGAAGTTTCTATGGCGAAAGGTCAAGTAAGAAACTCAATCACCAATCTCAAGAGAGTTGAAAAAGTTCTCAAGACAATGACTGATAAAGATGATCTTCCTGCTTGGTTACAAGCAAAGATTACTGATACTGAGCACAATACTGATGCTGCTGCAGGATATATGGATGAAGAAGTTATCACTGAAAAGCGTGATGGTAAATCATCCAAAGATAAAGGGTATTCCCTCCGCGACTGGTTCAAAGGTGGTGGTTGGAAACAAACTGGTGGTAAATATGATGGTAAACCCTGTGCGAAACAACCTGGTCAAAAGACCAAACCATATTGCCGCGATGCAGATGATCGTGCAGCAATGAGTAAAAAAGAGAGAAACAAGAGAGCTGCTAAAAAACGTAGAGAAGATCCAAACCCTAACAAAAAAGGAAAGGCAAAGAACGTGAAACAAGAATCTTATTCAAACTGGAGAACAGAATTAGACGAGGGAATTTTAGGAGGTCTTGGTCTTGCCGCAGCAGCATATGGTGCATATAAAGTAGGACAACATTTAAAGAAAAAGGGTGATGAAGCACTAGATAATGCAAGACAGAATGCTACTTTACGAGGCAAACCGTTTGGTGCTGGTGCCAGACAAAGAGCGATTGAAGATGCTGCTGGTGTGAGACGTGGAACTTTAGATCCAAATATGCAGAGATTGAGAAACTCATATGAACCAGAAGGTGAAGTTGTTGAGGGACGTTATTCTGGTGGCGGTGGGTTGAAAGGTACGGATAATATTAGATATGGTGCTCCAAAAGGTAGTCCTCCAGGAACAAAAGGTCCTCTTAAAAATCTTAATGACATTGATAGAAAATTGTCTTCAGATACTAAAGGTCTTCAAGCAAATTCTTACGAACTAGAAGGTGAACTGGTTGATGAAGGCAAGAAAGATGCTTGCTACCATAAGGTCAAGTCACGTTATTCTGTTTGGCCAAGTGCATATGCATCTGGTGCATTAGTCAAGTGCCGCAAAGTTGGTGCTAAGAACTGGGGCAACAAATCAAAGAAAAAGAATGAAAGTTATGATCTTTCTAACTGGAGAGATGATTTTCAGGCAACTGAATATGAATCTGTAGATATTATCAAAGCAGAACCACTTGAACCAACTCAAGGTCTTGGAAGTGAAATGCTTGAAGAGAAATCCAAAAAAGATCGCTTGAAAGAAATTTCAGGACAACTCAAAAAAGCATCTGCAATGCACGCAAAGCAATCCAAAGCGGTTGCTAAGTGTGCTGATGAACTTGATGAGGGAACTCAACTCGATGAGAAGTGCTGGAAGGGTTATGAAAAGAAAGGTATGAAGACAATGTTTGGTAAGAGATATCCAAACTGCGTTAAGAAAGAAGAAACTGAAGTTGTAGAGGGTAAGTATTCCTCTGGTTCAGTTACTTATGTGAAAGGCACTGCACCAGTAAGAGCGTCTTATGGTGGAAAACCAGAATCTTTTGCCAAAGAAACCTATAAGAAAAAGGGAGGTATGGTAAAAACTGCTGAAGAGGTCGAAATCGAAGAAGCAGCAATCCTCCCAAGAAAGACTGGACAGATTGTAAAGGTTCTTCTTACCTTCAGAGGCAAAATGTATGCCATCCAAATGTTCTTCCCATCTATCGTAAAACCAAGCAGAGCAGAAGTACAAGATCAGATTGAGAAGGTTTACCCAGGTGGTAAGGTAAGAAGTTATGACATCTCTGATTATGAACCAGGACAACCTCTCCTACATACGGAAGACTGGCAAAAAAAGTCTGGTAAAAACCCTGAAGGAGGATTGAATGAAAAAGGCAGAAAGTCGTATGAGCGTCAAAACCCAGGAAGCGATCTTAAGAGACCTTCAAAAAAAGTTGGGAACCCTCGTAGAGCGAGTTTTTGTGCGCGTATGAAAGGTATGAAGAAGAAACTCACTTCTTCTAAAACTGCTAACGATCCCGATAGCAGAATCAATAAGTCCCTCCGTGCTTGGAACTGCTGATGAAAACCTTCAACGAATTCAAACAACATCTTTTAGAAAAACCAGGTGATGGATATTTGGGTCCAACACCAATTCCAAATCCTATTAGGATGGCAAAAGATGCGGTTGATTCTACAAACAGAACAAGTGCAGAGAAAGTGAGAAGAATTAATAAGGTTCTTCCTGGATCTGCATCTATGCCAAAGTATAAAGAATTTAACAAAGACACAAGTCCTGCCTATAAGAAATACTTTGGAGGTGGAAAGTGAAAACTTTTCAGCAATTTATTGGAGAAGCGTATTCTAAATCAGAAAAAGAATCTCATAAGGTTAAACCAGTGAAGAAAGAGTTTTTTATAAAAAAAGCGCCTATAGATATGAACTATAGGAAATATAATATGCCCATTAAACCAGCAACCTTTCCAAAGTCAAATCCTTACAAAGTAACTGAGGTTTAGAATAATGAAAACCTACAAACAATTCATGTCAGAAGCGGTGCCTGCATTACTAGCAGCACCGGCAATAATGAAGGCAGCACCGTTGGTTGTAGGTGCTGGTGTTAAGGCAGCACAATCATTGATGAAAGCGACCAAACAGGGTCAAGGTGGCAGATCTCAACCTACTGACTATGGGCAAGGAGGAACTGCCAAACCAAGAACTAAAAACGTTCAGAGACCTACAGGTAAGCAACCTAAGGCGAGTTATAGAGACCGGATGAGAGGTCAGCAAAGACAAAGGGCAAAAGAATCTCAACCTGAAAGACAAGCAGCGTTGGAAAAGGAGATAGATAGAGAGATCAAATCTACAATGGGAACTGCTGCTGATAGAGCAGCAGCTGCAACGGCAAGAGCAAATCCAGCGACTCAAAGATCTGCTGCTCTGAAGAGAACAATTGCCGACAGAATGGCAAAAGGTGCCGATCAGAACAAACTAAAATGAAAACATTTAAAGAGTTCATAGAGCAGATGACCGCTCCTTTATCTGGCGATATGCTTAAGTTAAAACAGGCAGGAGTAAAAACTGCTCCTGATCTAAGATCTGTAGAACAAAAAATGAAAAGTCTGAAGTCTCTCGGTAGAGCAGTTAAACCAGGAAATCGTCCAATGTATCCATGGAGTGAGTGAATTAAATGTCTGATAATGTATATCTTGGCAATCCGAATCTAAAAAAGGCAAACACTCCTATTGAGTGGACCGAAGAGATGATGGTGGAATTCCTTAAGTGTAAGGAAGACCCCGTTTACTTTGCTAATAATCACGTAAAGATTGTCTCGCTGGATGAGGGTCTGACTCAGTTTCATCCCTATCATTTCCAAGAGAAGTTAATTAATAACTTTCATCATAACAGATTTAATATCTGTAAGATGCCACGACAGACTGGTAAATCCACTACAGTCGTATCTTACCTTTTGCACTATGCTGTGTTTAATGATAGCGTAAACATTGGCATTCTGGCAAACAAAGCTGCAACTGCAAGGGAATTGCTGGGCAGATTACAAACTGCATACGAGAACCTCCCAAGGTGGATGCAGCAGGGTATCATAGCATGGAACAAAGGATCACTGGAGTTAGAGAATGGCAGTAAGATATTGGCAGCTTCTACGTCTGCGAGTGCTGTCCGAGGTATGTCGTTCAACATCCTCTTTCTCGACGAGTTCGCGTTTGTCCCAAATCACGTCGCTGACTCGTTCTTTGCATCTGTTTATCCTACTATTACTTCTGGTAAAAACACCAAGGTAATCATCGTTTCCACGCCACATGGTATGAATCACTTCTACCGCATGTGGCACGATGCGGAGAAGCAGAAGAACGAATATGTCCCTACTGATGTTCACTGGTCAGAGGTTCCTGGTAGGGATGAGAAGTGGAAAGCAACCACGATTAAGAACACCTCAGAACAACAGTTTAAGGTTGAGTTTGAGTGTGAGTTCTTAGGATCAGTTGATACACTGATTGCCCCTAGTAAACTCAGAACTCTGATTTATGATAATCCAATCAAAAGGAATGCTGGTTTAGATGTATATGAACCAGTACAGGAGAACCATGACTATGTGATGACTGTTGACGTAGCAAGGGGTGTTGGTGAAGACTACTCAGCTTTCGTTGTGGTTGACATCACATCCTTCCCACATAAGGTAGTTGCCAAGTATAGGAATAATGACATCAAACCGATGCTATTCCCAAACATCATCTATGAGGTAGCTAAGAGTTATAATAGTGCATTCATCTTATGCGAAGTGAATGATATTGGAGATCAGGTTGCAAGCATTCTCCAGTATGATTTGGAATATCAGAATCTATTGATGTGCTCCATGAGAGGAAGAGCAGGGCAGATTGTTGGACAAGGATTCTCAGGCAAGAAAACACAACTTGGTGTGAAAATGTCCAAGACTGTGAAGAAGGTTGGTTCACTCAATCTTAAGACCTTGATTGAGGAGGATAAACTTATTTTCCAAGATTATGAGATTATCTCTGAACTAACAACCTTTATCTCAAAGCACAACTCATTTGAGGCAGAGGAGGGTTGTAATGACGACCTGGCAATGTGTCTCGTCATCTATGCCTGGTTGGTCCAAATGGACTACTTTAAGGAACTGACTGACCAGGATGTCCGTAAGAGATTATATGAAGAGCAGAAGAATCAAATTGAGCAAGACATGGCACCATTTGGATTTATGGATGATGGTTTGGATAATGGTAGTTTTACTGATGATGAAGGTGACAGGTGGTTTAAAGCAGATGAATATGGTGACAGATCATTTATGTGGGAATATCTATCGTAATGGATTTTGACGGACAAATCAAACTTGGACACCTATTGCTCCAAGATAGAAAATGTCGTGTCTGTGGTGAAACTAAAAATCTAGTTGATTCATTTTACAGGACGAGAAAGAATCGCGGTGCAGTTGCGTCATCATATTCATACGAATGCAAAGACTGCACGATCAGAAGGATTATAGATAGTAGAAAGAAACAGACACCTTTTCTGGATTGGGACTATCCAGATTGGTAGTTCACGCCATGTTTCCCCACTCAAATTGCTGCAAATTCTAAATACTTTGTAGATAAACTGAGATCACGGAGAAAAACATGGCCACTCCTCAATTATCTCCTGGAGTACTTGTAAGGGAGGTTGATTTAACTGTAGGAAGAGCTGATAATGTATTAGATAATATTGGTGCAATCGCTGGACCCTTTGCACTTGGACCTGTTGACGACCCTATTGACATCACTACAGAAGAAGACCTTATCAACACCTTTGGTAAGCCACTGTCTACCGATGCTCAGTATGAGTACTGGATGACCGCTGCTTCTTACTTGACTTACGGAGGAATCCTCAAAGTCGTAAGAACTGACGGTGATTCGCTGGTAAACGCAAACGCAGGTGTCGGAGCTGCCAGCACCACTACTCTGAAGATTAAAAACTACGACGACTATATCAACAACTATAGTGAGGCAACTAACTTCACTTATGCTGCTAAGCACCCTGGTCGTTGGGCAAACAACCTTAAGGTTTGCTGGATTGATGACAAGGCAGACCAGATCATCGGTATTACAACCACCGATCTTAATAACGCTGGTGCAAGAATTGGTTTCGGTGTAACTTCAGTTCTCTCTGGTGTTGTTGTTGCAGGACTTGGAACGACCTCTGCGTTTAGTGGTTATCTGAAAGGCATCATCACAGGTGTCAATACTGATGCAACTGGTGGACAAAGCACGATCGAAGTTAAGATTGTTTCTCAGGTAGAAACAGTTGGTTCATCATCAACTGAAACTAAGATCGAATATGCTGAAGGAACAAGTGCTAAGTCGTACTCAACAAGCGATTCACTGTTCTTCGTAAATAATTCTGGTATTAACA